TACTGCCATCTCTTCTTTTAGTATCATAGCAGTACCATCTGTAGCACTCACTCCAACTACACGTGAGTATAGCTTTGCTTTAGCTTTATCTACTATTGCTACTTGTGCATGACTAGGTAAGTCATCAAACTCAATGTCCCATATAACATCTGCTTCAACTACGTCAGTGAACGTATGTGTGTGGTTTCCTTTGTCATACAGCTTGTTGTCTTTTATAATGTAATTAGAGTCAGCCGCAGTAGCATCTACTGACAGTGCTCCAAATGGCATTGCTATTGTATCTGTTGCGTCTGGCATCAACTGCCATGTTATGTCTGTATTAAAGGCATAACCTTTACCTAATAACTCTACTCTAGCTTCATTAAGAGCTATGTCTGCTAACTCAGCTTCGTATATACCTGCTATAGGTGTTACTACTGATGCAGTTGGTGGTCTTGTTGTCTGGGTGAACAGTGCTCCCCAGTAATGTCCTGACGCTGTATAGCTACTGGTACTTGCTGTCTCCCATACTGTTCCAGTATATACTTTTAATTCTTTAGTTCCTACTACCCAGTTTGTTGCGTTGGGAGGAGTAGAACCTGTGTGTGCTGTCTTAGCTACATACCATACAGAGGGCGAACCGTGCTTTACCTCATCATCTATGCTATACGCTGTTGTATTACTCCATGCAGGTAGATCAGCTGCCACAACATCATGGAAGTAAGAATCCCCTTGCTCTACCACAGTAGTGCCTAAAGGTCTTTATCCTATAGTAGTCAGGCAGATATTGATAGCATCGTTTAACTTCTTCATTAAATCTCCTTACTTTAGGAGGTGAAAAAAAAGGGACACACCCTAGTCATACGTAACCATAGTTGGCACGTAAACTAGAATGTATCCCTATATCCTACACTTACTCCTAGCTTACACTAGGTTAAGTTTATACAGTCTTACTGAATCGCTGTACACAACCTGCATTAAGTACGCCTTCACCCATCGCATAAGATGAGACAAGTAGAGTACCTAATTTCTCAGGGATGTAGTTAGCTTCTGACTTGATGTCAATAAGTTTAACAACACCAACTGCTTGAGGTGTGAACATATATCCCCAGTTGCCTGAGCTAACATTGTTACTCATCACAATTGGAACACCTGCGATCTTGAATACATTACCTGTATCAATACCACCGTTGTTGGTAGACCAATCACGGTTAACAGCTTTTGAAGACTGTACAATGTTGTAGTACGCTTCAGGGTTTACTACCAGTGTACGCTCACCTGTAATATCTTTACTATCAAAGCGTTCTTGTGCAGTAAACATAGCATCAACTAGCTCGTCTACTGACAAAGTAGTACCTAAATCAAGGTCTGCGTTGATAGCAGGTTGACCTGTTTTAGGAGTAGCGGCTTCACACGCATCTAACTGTGCTACAACTGCTAAATCTACTTTCTTAGCTAAGATGTTACCAATCTCAGTACTGTACTGTCCACGTACTTCATAGTGAGCCATTGCTTCTTGCAAGTCATCTACGAATACTGAACTGTATTTACGTGCGTTGATTGAAATGACCTGTTCAGCGTGAGCAATACTGCTTGCTACGATGTCTGCCCCGGGAGTGTGCACTGTTTCTGTGCTTAAGTTACCAATTACTGGGAACTGTGCTGACTTACCAGAGTTGATAGTTCTAGTAGTCACTAACGGCATAAATACGTTCTTACGTGCAAACGCTGTTAAGACTTCGCCACTAAATACTTTTAGCGCAATGTCATTACCTGCCGATATTACCCCACCTGACTCTGCCCACGATGCGGAGCCTGCAGGGTTACTTGTTGTAAATGCCATGTTGTTTATTTCCTATGTATAAATATTAAATGTATCTCCTTTACGTGTACGTGCGTTTAAACGGTGTCCTACTACTTTAGACCTCAGTCTACACAGCAGGGCATTTATACATACTTATACTTGTTTAGAAGTTTGACTTAGCTAGTTTAGCCTGTACTTTAGCTCTATATGTAGAGTCTGTTTTGTACTCACGGCTTCCCATAGCTTTTATCATTTCACTCTTGGTTTCAAATCCACCAGAGTTAGTTGTCTGACCAGAGATACGATTACCTCCAATCAGGTTAGGATTAGCTGTCCTGAACCTACTGTATAACCCTTGTACAGCAAACTTAGCTGAGTCTTCATTAGTCAAAGCATTGTTAAAAGCTGTCTGCTCTGATGCGCTTAAGTTAGTACTAGCCCAATTTACCATAGAACTGTACTCTTGTTCGCCACCTACTTCGGCTTGAACACGATCAGCAAACCCAGTATTCAAGGACTCTTGCCCTTTGATGTATTGGTCTACTGCCGCTCTTGGTATACCTGCTTGCTCTAACTTCTTAAATGAATCATCACTAAGCTGACCGTTAGTGTCATACTCAGATTCAAGACTAGAGAAATCTAATCCTGCTTCCTTCACTGCTTCTTCAGCTTCATTAGGCGTAGGTGATTCAGTATCTTCCTCAGAAGGTGTATCACGTTGTCCTAACTTAGTTTCCAATTCAGCATAGGCTTTCTCTAGGTCTTCTACTGACTTATACTTACCTGCTAACTTGCGCTCTTCCTCTTCAGGAGGTGCATTCTCAGCGTTCTCAGCATCAGTCCGTAGACTTTCGTTTACTTGTTGTTCCTTTGCGTCTGCCACGTTTACCATCGCTTGTTCGTACTCGCTTAGGTTTGGGGCTTGCGTCTCTTGTGCTTCGCTTATCTGTAGGTCTGCCATCTAATGTCTCCTCGTCTTGTACATATACATTGTATCTAATTTCCCCCATGCCTATGCCTACTTAAAGTTGTATTGGTACTGCATGAATACAGTTTCACTTACAGCATCCCTTGCTCTGAACGTGTCCCAAGGAGCGGCTAAGTTAGTCTGATCCCATGCTACCCGTACTTCATGTGCTTTACTGCCTACGTAAGCAGTCGTGTACAACCTCATTTGGTTAGTAGGAGTACTCATAAAGTTACCTACATTGTCTGCATCATGTGTCCACCGAATCCCTGCATCTTTCATTTTAAGTGCGAATGATTCACTTGCTTGACTTGGTATAGCAAGTAGTAGTAAAGGTAGTAGTAGTAATAATCTTTTCATTGTATGTATTGTCTCTTGTTTATTTAGTTAGCCGCCCATCATTGCTTGAGCACCACCTGCACCTGCCGCTTGTCCTGCTGACTGTGCCATAGCGTCTGCTCCAACCTGTCCTGACTGTGCCATTGCCTGTTGTTGTTGCTCTTGTGCTCGTTGTTCAGGGTCTTTAATAATACCCGTAACATCTACGCCTAAGCTAGTAGCAACACGATCAATAACAGCATCTACATTAGTAGCTTGAGCAAATATCTCAGCACCCAGTAGTTGTTGTAAAGTCTGTGCAAACATAACTAACTTGTTGTAGTCGTGTCCTCTGCCTAGTGCTTCTAGCCCAGTAACAATAACTGGTTCTACAAGTCCATCAGGTAGCTGTACTTTACTGTCTTTAAGTATAATCTTAACTAGTGGTAGCTGAAGCTCTTGACTTAAGATACTGTAAATACCACCTAGTGCATCTTCTAACTCACCTGCTACTAACCTAATCTCTTCTGCTGTTACACGCTCTGCGTTTCTACGTGCTCCTTCAGTAAGTAAGAACGCCGCCGCTAGACGTTGTTGTAACTGCTCTGCAAGTTGGAAAGGTATCTGCATGTCAGAACCTTTCTGTACCTGTAAAGTAGTAACATCATTCATGCGTCCCTGAACAAAGTCACCTGACTTAGCTTTGGCTAAATCCTTAGCTCTAGTAGTAGCGGTAGGATCAACCATAAATACGATCTTACTACTTGCACTTGCTCCTTCAACCATTGCTTGGCTTAAGGCTTCAAGACTTCGTAAGTCACCTAAGTATTGTTCTACTAAACCTCTACCATAATTCTCACCGTTGATAGCTGTCCACCGTAAAGCGAGGAAGGGTATATCTTCTGCTTTGATAATACCTTCGGAACTCGGTACAGGTTCTTCATTGACCTCTTGATAAACATGGTATTTCCCGTCTTCCATGATTTTACAGCATGTGTACAGGTCATTCTCTTCCTCCGTAAGGTCTATTTCAGGTACGTCAGTAGGATGTACTGCTTCTTTTACAATGATCTCAATTACTTTACCTAGTGCATTACGTTTTACGACATATTCTTCTAGGTTGTATACTCTGAGTGTACCTTCTTCAAGGCGTAGTAAAGCGTTACCAGTACCTATGAGTAGCTTTAGTGCTTCAAATAAAGGAACACGGTATGCTTTCTTTTCGATGTATGTGTAAAGCTCACGCTCAAACGCTTCTAGCGTCTTGTCTAACTCTGCTCGTTGAACTTCATCTAGTGGTGCTGTCTCTTCTTTGTTAGGTATAAGCCTAAAGAAGGGAGCATTTGGGGGGAGTAAAGTAAGTAGTAACTTACTTGCTAGGTGATTAATAGCCCTACTACCCAAGGACTGATAAGGAGTAGGTAATGTGTCTTGCTCCTTGTGTCCTTGTTTAGTAAGTAAGGAAGGAATAGTAAGCTCTGCACAGGCACGACCTCTGTCAAGCACTGTAGTCTTACTGGTTTCTAACTTAGACCACCTAGACTTTAGAGACGTTGTTTCTTCCTGCTCTATTGCCATTTTATATTGAACCTCTTATCTATTTGTACCCTGTGTTTACACCCATTCCTGAGTCTACTTTCTTAGGTGTTATCTTTAGCTTCCCTTTACCTTTGTTTACTACAGGTTTAGGAGTAGCAGGTGTTGGTTTAAACTTCTCAGTCTCTGCCATAGTACCTCCCATCGCTAAAGGAGCAGGGGTCTTTACATATTGCACATCATCATCATCTGCTAAACCTGCCATATCTAAGTACTCCTATTTACGCCTGCTTTAGTGCCACCTGATACAGGTACTTGTAATCGTTTCTTACCTAACTTAATAGCCTTTAACTTCTTCTCTTTGTCACTTGACTCATCTGCTGTAGGCTCAAAGATAGCTTCTTCTACAGGCTGTTGAGGTGGTGGTGCAGGACTCTGTGGTGGTGGTGCAGGTACTTCTGGTGTTCCTCCCATATCAGGATTCTCCTTTCTCTTGTAAGTGTTTGAATAGTCGTATTAGCTCTATGACCCCTGCTTTCTTACCCATTTCATAAGGACTTGTAATACCTAAGTCGTTAATAGGGAAGTTGTCAGGATACATCTTGTCTAATTGTGTTATTAAATCAACGGTTTGTGATGGTAATTTGTCCATTATATAGTGTCCTTTTACTTATTACCCTTGATCTTCGGGAATGTTAGTGTTTTGAAGTCTCCTTTGACTCCCCCTTTACTGTACTCTGTGCTACGTGCTTCAAAGAAGTTGGTGTGTACTACACTGCCTAGTAGCTCATCAATCCAAGGTAACGGATTAGACTCTACTTCCCAATTAGCTTTAAGACCTAGTTGCATAAGCCTGCGATCTGCTATG